AACAGCAGACCCTATGCTTGTTGCATCCATGTCTAATTGGACTTCAGCACATAGGCTTGATGGTATTTGCTACATTGTTGGGCACTTCGGTTATGATCGTGAAGGAATGTGGAGAGGTGTGCCACAGCTAACAGTTCAAGTTAGGGGTAAAAAAGTTTTTGATCCTAGAGATAATACACAAACATTTGGCACTGTTTCCACTTACAAATATTCAGATAATCCAGCTTTATGTTTTCTTGATTACATAACTAATAATGAATATGGAAAAGGTTTAACTCAATCTCAAATCAATATGACCACATTTAGCTCTGCTGCTAATGTCTGTGATACCCAAGTAGATCAACCTTACTTTAATGGCACTGCACAAAGCGTTACATGGGAAGGAACATCTGGAGACGATTTTATAAACATAACTGGAACTGGTGCAAATTCTATTTGGTGGCAAAACAAAATTGGAGAGTTGATAGATTTAGAAGATGGTTCTGGTAATCTTGTTTTAGATGGTGAGGAAATAAAAGATATACAAAGAACACAATTTTATGATGCCAATGAAGCATATTCTGTTTATTTTAATAATACTCTTGGCTCTACTTATTCTTCTCAAAGTGGCACATCTTTATTAAAAGTCAAAAGATTTCATTGCAATGGTTACTTAGATGCTAATAAAAATGTTATGGATAATGCTAAAGAGTTGCTTGCTAATATGCGAGGTATTTTTCTTTACATAGATGGCAAGTATGAGCTTTCTATTGAAGATACAGGCTCATCAACATTTAGCATTAATGAAAATCACATAATAGCTGAATCTGGTATAGGTGTTGATTATGGCAATAAGGACAAGAAAGCTAATAAAGTTATAGTTGAATTCTTTAATGCTAATAAGAAATATGAGTTAGACACAGCCACAGTTTTACATGATGCAACACCTAACTATACTTCTGATGATGGTGGAGAAGTCTTAGAGGTTAAAGCAGAGTTCCCTTATGTTTCTGATCCTTATATTGCCTACAACATGGCAAAGGCTATTTTAACCAGAAGTAGGAATCAGACCACAATGCAGTTCATGGGTACTCCTGAGATGTATAAACTTAATGTGGGAGACATCGTTGATCTTACCTATGCAGGACTAGGATTTAATGGAAAAGTTTGCAGGGTTGAAGCCTTAGAGCTTCAGTCAAATGGATTGGTTGCGGTCAGTCTAATAGAATACTTTGATGTTTATACATGGGAAGTGCCACCACAAGAGCCAGTAGAAGAGCTATCTAATTTGCCCTCAGCTTTTGCTGTAAAAGCACCAACAGGATTATCTTTTACAGATAGCAGTTCTAGCTCAACAGATAGACCTTTTTTATCTTGGAACGAACCAACAGACTTTCCAGATCATCAATACAGAGTCAACGTAGTAGATAGCTCAAGCAACGAACTTACAAATAAAATTGTTGATACTGAGTTCTGTGATCTTAACTTTTTACCAGTTGGCTCTAATTATGTTGCTAGTGTTAGCTCAATAAATACCCTTAATGTTGAGTCAGACCCAGCCACATTAACTTTTAGCGTTGCCACAGCACCTGTAGACACTGCTGATGTTAAAGATGATGCAATTACTTTATCCAAAGCAGGGGCAGACTTAGTTGCTGCAATTAATGCTGGGGGAGCAAGTTCAACTGAATTAATAAAATCAACCTCAGCACCAACAACAAGGGCTAATGGAGATGCATTACAAGCTCAAGATTTATGGGCAGACACTGATGACAACAATCAAATATATGTAAGAAATGCTGCAAACAATGGTTGGGAAAAAGCCAGAGATTCTTCTTTGGTTACTTTATATAATTCATTAAGCTCAACTGTTTCTACAAATAGTTCTAACATTTCAACAGCTCAAGGAGATATAGTTACTCTAACAACTGATACCTCAGCCAATGCAAGTGCTATTACAAGCTTAACCTCTACTGTTAATAGTAACACATCAGCAATAAGCACAGAACAAACAACCAGAGCAAATGCTGATAGTGCTTTGGCTGCTGATATAACATCTTTAACTTCTACAGTAGGGGGCAACACATCTTCTATCACAACTAATGCTACAGCCATATCAACATTAGATGGCAATGCTTCTGCTGGTTATGTATTGAAACTTAATGCAAATGGCAAAGTAGCTCAGATGGTTCTGGGTAGCAATGCATCTTCTGGCTCAGGTGCAACGAGCATTGTTTCTTTCTTGGCTGATACATTCAAAATTGACAATGATGCAGGTTCAAGTGTTTCTCCTTTTATAGTTAGTAATGGTCAAGTATTTATTGATAATGCAAGAATCACTAACTTATCTGGAACTAAGATTGATGTTGATACGTTAAATGTAAAACAATTTGCAAATACCAGCTCAAAAATTATTAGTCATTTGCCAGCAGGAACAAAATTTGATTTGGGCAGAGATGGTCAAGCTTATGTGCAAAGAACAGGAACTTACACAGGAAGCAATGCTGCATTTATACCAGTAACTATTACTGATGTAAGAAATAATGCAGGCTATGTAGCAATATTTTCAGGCGTTCTTGGTGATGTAAGTGGTGGCAGAGTGCAATATTCTTTAGATAACTCTACATGGGTTAATGCTAATGGTAATACAAACATTTCATGGAGTGCTGGAACTTATAGGGGTTATACCTATGTTTATACAGGTCAGATAACAACCCTGAGCACATCACAATCAACTGTTTACTGGAGAGTTTATTTCTCAGGTGGCTATAACCATACACAATTATCTTTAAACGTAATGATGGATAACACACGATAATGAATACTTTTACTATTTATGATTTAACAACAGGCGAAATAGATCATTCAACAACAACTGTTGCAGAGATAAATGAGGTTGGTTTACAAGACAATCAAGGAATTATTGAGGGCAATTATCAATCAAACGAATTTATAATTGTTGATGGTAAGGCTGTTGTAAGAACAGATAACATATTAGAAATATTAAGATTAAAAAGAGATGCATTATTAACTGAATCAGATTGGACTCAAGTAAATGATAGTCCTTTAACAGATGCAAAGAAAACAGAATGGGCAACATACAGGCAAGAGCTAAGAGACTTACCATCTTCACACCAATCAACTACAAATTTTGATGATGTAGTGTTTCCAACTCAACCAGATTAAATATACAATAGGACAGAGGTAAATTAATGGCACAACACGATTACAACCTAGCCAATCAAAGTGGGGCTGACTTCAGAGCTGATTTAAACAACGCTCTAGCAGCTATAGCCACAGTCAATTCAGGGGCTACCGAGCCTTCAACTACTTTTGCTCATCAGTTATGGGTAGATACAGCAAACAATGTATTAAAAATAAGAAATGCTGGTGATACAGGTTGGATTACATTTGGCGTAAGCATTAGCTCATCTAATGTATTTACAGGCAATTTAACAGGCGATGTAACAGGTAATGTAACAGGCAATGTTACTGGTAATGTTACTGGAGACTTAACAGGAAATGCTGATACAGCTACCACATTAGAAACAGCAAGAACTATATCTCTATCAGGAGATGTTGTTGGTTCAGTTTCTTTTAATGGTAGTGCTGATGTAGATATGTCTACAGTTGTTCAGATTAACTCTATTACTCTTGGAACTGATACCACTGGCGATTATGTAGAAAGCATATCTGGTGGCACTGGCGTAACAATTACAGGTGGCACAGGCGAAAGTTCAACACCAGTTGTTGCTATTGGTCAGGCTGTTGCTGTAACAAGTGATGTTACTTTTAACACTATTACAGCAAGCAATGAGTTTATAGGTGATTTAGAGGGTGGTATTAGATTTAATGCTAAAGCTGATGGCGCTTTATCTGCTGGAGATGTGGTTTATATATCTGGAGTTTCTGGAGATGTGCCAACAGTAGCTCAAGCAAAAGCTGACGATGCATCTAAGATGCCTGCTTTTGGATTGGCTTTATCTGATGCAAATGATAATGCTGCTTTACAGGTTGTTACTTTTGGAACAATAGAGAATTTAGATACTTCTGGAGTTTCAGAGGGTCAGATTCTATATGTATCTACCACAGCAGGGGCTTATACAACCACAGCACCAACAGGCGAAAGCTCACAAATACAAAACATAGGTAAGGTTATTAGAAGTCATGCTTCTGCTGGATCAATTAAAGTGGGTGGTGCTGGTAGATCAAATGCCACACCTAACTTAGACAATGGCAAAATATTTATAGGTAATGGCTCTAATCAATCAGCAACATCAACATTAGATACTTCTATTGTTCCAGAGAACACTAATCTCTACTGGACTACAGCTAGAGGTGAATCTATGTTTGATACTAGATTGGCTACCAAAGACACTGGAGATTTAGCAGAGGGCTCTAACCTTTATTACACCACTGCAAGAGTTAATTCAGACTTTGATACTAGACTTGCAACAAAAGATACTGGTGATTTGGCAGAAGGCGTTAATCTTTATTACACAGATGCAAGAGCTAATTCTGCATTTGATACAAGATTAGGCACAAAAGACACAGATGATTTAACCGAAGGTACTACTAATTTATATTACACATCAGGCAGGGCAAATACAGACTTTGATACTAGACTTGCAACCAAGTCTACAACCAATTTAGCAGAAGGAACTAATCTTTATTACACAGATGCTAGATTTGATACAAGACTTGCTACTAAAGATACTGATGATTTAACAGAAGGCTCTAACCTTTACTATACACAGGCTAGATTTGATTCTGCTTTTGGCAATAAGACAACCAACGATTTAACAGAAAACACTAATTTATATTACACAGATGCAAGGGCTAACTCTGCTATTGATTCCAGAGTTACAAAAACATTTGTAGATAATTTGGGGGTTGTAGCTGGTAGTGTACAAGCTGATAGCGTTGCTCTTGGAACAGATACTACAGGAAATTACATCCAAACCATCACAGGAACTGCTAACAAGATTACAGTTACAGGCTCAGGCAGTGAATCTGCTGATGTAACTTTAACCTTGCCAGATGATGTGCAAATAGCAGATAGCTTAACAGTGGCAGGAAATTTAACTGTTAATGGAACGCTAACCTCATTAGATACTACAAATTTAGATATAGAAGATAATCTGTTCCAGCTTAATGCAGGACTAACAGGCAGCCCAGTAAATGATTCTGGTATGTTGATTAACAGGGGTAATCAAGATAATGGCATCTTTATGTGGGATGAGTCAGCAGACAAATTTACACTAGGTCTTACAACAGCCGATGGCAGTGCAACAGGAAATATTACACTTAACTCACTTGGTACTTTAGTTGCTAACATTGAAGGTAATGTTACAGGCAATGTAACTGGCACAGTTTCAGATGTTTCTAATCACGATACTGATGACATTAACGAAGGTTCAAGCAACCTCTATTACACAGATGCAAGAGCAGATGCTAGAGTTAATCTACAAACTGGGGCAAATTTAGATTTAAGCTCTAAATCCACATCAGACTTATCAGAAGGCACTAACGAATATTTCACCACAGCCAGAGCAAGAAGTTCTATCTCTGCATCTGGAGATTTAAGTTATAACAGCTCAACTGGTGTTATTAGCTTTACAGCATCGGCAGCACCAGTAACCAGTGTTAATACACAAACTGGAGCTGTGGTATTAGACAGCGATGATATTGCAGAAGGCTCTACCAATTTTTATTTCACAGATGCTAGAGCAAGAGCTGCTATCTCAGAAAGCTCAACTCAACTGGCTTACAATTCAACCACTGGTGTTCTGACTTATACTCAGGGAGATACAGACACAGTTAGCGAAGGTTCAAGCAATTTATATTATACAAGTGCAAGATTTAATTCTGCCTTTTCTGGTAAATCAACCAGTGATTTATCTGAGGGAACTAACCTCTATTACACTGATGCTAGATTCGATACTAGACTAGCAACCAAAGACACAGATGATGTCTCAGAAGGTGCAAGCAATCTCTATTACACAGATGCTAGAAGCAGGGCTGCTGTTAGCGTATCAGGCGATTTAGCTTACAACTCAAGCACTGGTGTATTCTCATTCACAGAAAGAACTGATGCAGAAGTACAAGCACTAATAACTGCTGGTACTGGCGTTGGAGTTTCTAGTGGCGTGGTCTCTATTGGTCAATCAGTAGCCACATCAGCAAGCCCTACATTTGCAAACATGACATTGAGTGGCACTGGTTCTATTAAAGTTCCAAGTGGCACTACAGCACAAAGAGATGGCTCACCTGCAAATGGAATGTTCAGATACAACTCTGAAGATGCTCAATTTGAAGGTTATGCCGATGGTGCTTGGGGTGCTATTGCAGGCTCTGGTGGTGGTGCTTCAGCAATGGAGACCAACAACTTTACAGGCGATGGTTCTACCACTGCATTTACATTAAGCTCTAGTGTTTCTGATGAAGATAATTTATTAGCTTTTATAGAGGGTGTTTACCAAAACAAAGCTGATTATGTGGCTTCAGGAACTACCATAACTTTTGATACAGCTCCTGCTAATGGCAGAAACATTGTTGTACATCATGTTAAATCTTCTATTAGTGGTAGCAACGTCATACTTAATTCATTTACTGGTGATGGTTCAGATACAACCTTT